GAAGGTAAAAATTATACAGTAGAAAGATTAATGCCTACTCCTTATGTAATGACTGTAAACGTAGATATTTGGAGTAGTAACACAGATCAAAAATTGCAAATTTTGGAACAATTACTAGTTCTTTTTAATCCTAGTTTAGAAATACAGACAACAGATAATTATGTTGATTGGACTAGTTTAACTGTAGTAAACTTAACAAACGTCAATTGGTCTAATCGTTCAATACCAGTCGGTACAGATGATGATATAGATATTGCTCAACTGACTTTTGAAATACCTATTTTTATAAGTCCTCCAGCAAAAGTAAAAAGACTTGGTGTTATTACAAATATTATTTCGAGTATTTTTGTAGAAGAAACAGGAACAATTGCAGAAGGCTTAACAAAACCAGAACTAAATCAGTACCAAGACATAGATACAATCGGAATGGGGCAACAATTAAAATTAGACTTAGATGAAGACGGCAATGTTACAGAGATAGCACAAAACTCTGGTTCGCAAAAAGGTGAAGCTGATGCTGTAGTTGCAACTAATTATCAAGATTGTAGTGTAATTATATTAGACGGCAAGGCAGAATTAAAACGAGGTGAAGGATTACCGCCTGCATCTTGGGAAGGATACATTACTGCATTGCCATTTCAGTTTAAAGATTATGTCACAACATTAAAATTAAGAAGAGCTGACACTGGCTATGAAATTACAGGTAGTGTATCTGTTGACCCATTAGACGAAACAAAACTTGACATTGATTTCGACATCGATAGTACACCTAGTGATACAATCATAGACGGACCTAATGGTCCGAGAAGTAATGTTGACTATGTAGTAAATCCTTATACCTTTAATCCTACACCGTATCTTAGTGCAAAACCTAGGATATTAATATTAGAAGATATTAACACTAGCCAAAACGTTGGACAAGACGTGGGCGAAACTCCAGACAATTACAGATATGATGGCCCAGATGCTTGGAAAAACACCGCCGGCGAAGACACCTTAATTGCAAGTGCAGGTGATATAATTGAATGGTCGGGTGCTGAATGGTTAATTGTTTTTGATGCAAGCGAGCATGATAGTGGTATTGTGTACACAACCAATTTGAATACAGGTATTCAATACAAATATACAACAGAAGATCAGTATTGGACTAGAGCATTTGATGGTTTGTATCCAGCAGGAACATGGCGCTTAGATTACAACTGATATATACAATATGTCAAACATTAAATGTAGTGGTGCGTTTATCTACTGTATAAACACCGAACGATTTTTATTTCTATATAGGAAAAAAAGTAAAAATAGTAATGTATGGGGTTTAGTTGGCGGTACTAATGAAAAAGATGAGTCTTTAGGTAACGGCCTTTTACGTGAAATTCATGAAGAAATTGGCGAAGTTGATATAAAAAAAATTATACCTTTAGAAACTTTCTCTAGTAATGATAATAAATTTTTTTACTACACTTATATTTGTATTGTCGAAAATGAATTTATACCTAATCTAAACAGTGAACATTCAGGATATGCTTGGAGCAAATATAAAGATTGGCCACAACCTTTGCATAATGGTGTGAAAAAAACAATGAATAGCAATATAGTTAAAAATAAATTAAAAACAATTTTTGAAATTTACAAAGAAATGTAATCTAAAATTTTAACTTTTACAACATTGTTATCTTCTAACCATTTAATAGCAGCTAATTTTACTTTTTCGTCTTGAGACTCTCTAAAAAAAGTACTATCGCTTAAGTGATCTAAATGATCAAATAATTGTTTTACAGCATCTCTATCCTTCAAGCCACTTGCTTGAATATTTTGTAGTATGTTCAAAACAAATGTATTACCTTCTGTTGATTGCATACCAAGATTCATTTTTTCTCACTTATCAAAATTATGTAAAACATTCACAGGCTTGCCTAAATCCGGAGCAGATGTAAATTTTATGTAATAGCCATCTGCATAAGGTGCATTAGGTCCTGTTAAACTACCGCTAGTGCTTTGTTCTAAAGTATAGTTTGTAGTAGCTATTTGAAAAACGTTTTCAACAAACACTAACACATTTTGAGCGGCAGCTGGTACAGGATAATCACTATCACCACTTGCTAAAGGACCAAATACGGTCTCAGTTGCGTCACCGTTTCCTAAATTTTGCTGCGTAATTGAAGTTGGCTCTTTAAAACGCATTTTTCTCAAAGCACCATTCTGGTAACATTCAAATTCGTTAGTATCTGTATTGTAACGAATATGACCTTCTGTATAGCTTGTAGTTGCATCGGCTGTTGAGCCTTTAGGAACAAGCATCATGTCAGTACTATCTAGTACAACTTGGCCATTTACGTCATAAATGACACCTTTGCCGCCTACAGCAGCTTGATTAGTGGTTTGACGCTTTAGATATCTCATCATACTTCCATATAACTCACAGTTGCTGATAAACCGTTACTCGATGCTGTGAAGGATACAATGTCGCCTTCGTCTAAAATTACCCTACTAAAATCCCAAACAAACGTATCTTGTCCATCTACAACTACTGTATTAGCTACTCTATTAACATTTGTATTTAAACTATCTCCACTAGGTATGAAATGCATATCAAAATTTTGTGAGGTACCGGTATTATTACATACAATTATATTTAATATTGCATATTTTTTTCCCGCTGGTACTGTAAGTACGTCTAGTTGTGCTACAGTTAGTTGGTTAGTTGCTATAGCCATTATTTCTCCTTAAAAAAGCATCGAATATAGTAATGCTTTATTTTTACTTATTAACTCTCCGGTGTCTGCATTACTGTTTACAAAAAATAAACCAGAGCCATCTGCTGAACTAGGATCACTGTATAGTTTAATTCCATCGGACGGAGGATTTGAACTTGGTGCTACAACATCTTCTTCTTGGAACGGTGCTGGAGTTATAATTAATCCGTCGTCAATTCTAACACTTCCGGCACCACTAGCACTTAATACTAAATCTTGGTTTGTACTGTCATCATTAAGTGTTGTAATTTGGTTATCTTCAAACTTAAGATTATATATTTCTGTTCTATTACCAAATATATTACCTATATTATTTCCGTCTACAGTAATAATAAACTTGCTTTCTAAAGCATTTGTATCAAAATCTTCGGCTACAAATGACGTGTCTGCATCACTGATGGCACCTATAATTGCTCCGGTAAGTCTAAAGTCCACATAATCACTTAGAGCTTTTGCATTTACTAATGCATCATTATCTACAGGTGTATTTGAATTTACAATGCCGCCAGGTACATCATAACTTAACACGTTTTCTTCGTAGTCAGTAACACCAGTTACTGATACAATACCGTTTGTTGGTGTTAAAAAGATTGTACCATTATGGTTAATACTATTGGTATTAATTGGTAAAATACTTGAATTAACATCTTTGAATACCCAACTACCATTACCAGGTGCACCACCGTTATAATAACTAGCAGTCATATCATATACTAGTCTAACGTTATCTAGTGTACCTCTATCTATTTCTAAACCTGATTCATTTAGTGTAATTCCTGCGGCAGTTTCGCCTTCATTTAGAGTAATAGTGTTGTCTGCAATAGTTGTATTAGTTGATTCAACCGTAGTAGTGTTGCCTTCTACAACTAAATTACCTCTTACAACGACTCTACCAGTAATACTAGGATTGGTTCCAGTGGTGTCAAGAGTTATTAATGCATTACCTGCATTAGCTCCTGCATGTTCGACAATTACTTTAAAGTCGTCATCGACTACTCGTATAACTCTTGACATTACTTAATCCTTTTTAGCTTTGACGTGGTAAAGCTACAGATAATACAGCATTTGGCACGTTTGCATCTTCGCTTGCGCTTGCGTCATACCCAATGTTGTAAATTGCATTTTCAGCATTAGCAATAGCAGCACCACTGCCAGAACCTTCTATTTGTACTGTTCTATTACGCAATTTTGTTACTTGATATGTAGTAGAATCAGAACCGATTGCATCAATTTTAAATTCGCCTGCTACAAGAGTTCCGTCTGCTTTGTTTACAAGTTTTAAAATTTCACCTGCGGTTGGATCAGCATTATCAGAATCCAGTCTTACCCAAAATTTTGAGTCACCTTTTTGCTTATAGATGTGAGCTGCTGTAGCTGCTTCTGATCCACCTGTAAAAAAGTGTCTGCTTACTGCAATACGGCCTGAGCCGTATCCTATTTTATCTTTGTTAATCGGACGTCCCATTGTTTTCTCCTTGTTGACGTTCTAGGTCTACGCTGCGGGAACAGCATAACTCTATAACATAGTATTTATCAACATAAGAGAAAAGGCATACTAGCCGAAACTAGTATGCCTTTACTACGTACCATGAAACAGCACGGAGACACGTTGCTTATTACAGGCGACGTTGTCTGCGACTGTAAAAAAAGTGATAGGTTGGACTAAGGATTACCAACAATCGCCTTTGTAGATCCTGTCTATAAAGCGAAGCCTAGCATCGAACAGTTACTTTCGAAATACGCATCTTCATGTCTCCATGCTCATGCGCTGCCACTACAGCTACTAGCCAAGTTACTGCCTCTACTCAACAGCATTTCCTTGCACTATCTAACTAGGACCGTCGTCTTCGTTATGTTTATATAATAGCATCGTATAAAACAAAGTCAACCAAAAAAAGTCAAAAAAAAATAGGGCCCGTAGGCCCTATTTGTAAGT